CTATTGTCATTTTTCTCGAACTACTAACTTAGTTCTTTTTTATTTGGGAACACAAAAAACAGAAAATCTAAGCCATAAACTTTCTTTCTTTTTTTACCTCTTCAACTTTTTAATTTGTGTTCCGAAATAAGGAATGATATTATGAAAAAGAAAGAATGCAAATCAAAGAAAAAAGACTTTGATTTTTTTAAATTATGTTCAAAATATTGGAATTGTAAAATGTGTCCAATGAACGGGAAAGGAAGATGTAAATGATAGGTTTTATATTAGGATTTTTCTTAGGTTTCTTCATTGCAGGTTGTCTAATGTTAGGAAAACAAAGTGATGAATGATTATAGACCTCTTACTAGAAAAGAACAGCTAGAATGGCAATTAAAATATATAAAAGAGCAACTATTGTTATTAAAAGAAGAACAGAAGAAAATTGAAGAGGAATATAGATTAATTTTATCGAAAGGAGAATAAAGAATGATAGGTGATAGATATGGCTAGAGGAGTAAAAATTGATAATCAAAAAGCAATGGATATTATGACTAGTTATGCTTTAACAAACAACTACAGCAAAACTGCTAAAGAATGTGGTGTGAGTGATAAGACAGTCAAGAAAGTTATACTAGAACATTTTGAAGAGTTTCCGAAAGTATCCGAACAAAAAAAAGAAGAGTTTTATGATAAAGCAAGTCGTATAATAGATAAATCTTTGGAACTCATCGAAGACAGGATAGACAAAGCACGAATGAATGAATTAGAGCTAGAAGAAATTATTCAAATGGTGTGGGAGCAAGACAAAAAAAAGTTGAATGAAACGCAAAAGAAAACAATAGTAAATAAAATATCCAAAATGCAGTTGAATAGTTTATCTGAACTTACAACTGCGATGGGAACATTGTTTGATAAAATGAGACTTGCTAAAGGAGAATCAACAAATAATCAAACAGTTACAGTTACTATGTCGGATGAGGTCAAAGAGTTGAGTCAATAATGCAATTTGAAATTGGAGAATTATATCCGAAACAAAGAGAATTTTGTAAAGCTACAAATAAGTATATTTGTTATGGTGGTGCAAGAGGTGGAGGGAAATCTCATGTAAGTCGAATAAAAATGTGTTTGCTTGCATTAAACTATCCTGGAATACAAATATTACTACTTAGACGTACTTTAGCAGAGTTAAGAGAAAACCATGTAATGCAGCTACAAAAGTTGCTTAAATGTAATGATAAAGATGTTACAAAAAGAATAGCAATATTCAAAGAAAGCACGAAAGAATTTAAATTTCCAAATGGTTCAAGAATAGTCTTGGGTTATTGCGATAACGAAAAAGACGTACTTCAATATCAAGGACAAGCATATGAAGTCATAGTAATGGAAGAAGCAACGCACTTTACAGAATTTCAATTTCAAACACTTACAGAATCGAATCGTATGAGCGGTAATATGAAACAAGTATTTGTACCTAGAATGTACTTCACTTGTAATCCTGGTGGTGTAGGGCATGCTTGGGTTAAAAGATTATTTATTGATAAAGATTATACAGAAACAGAAAATCCTGATGATTATTTGTTTATACCGAGTCTAGTATTTGAAAATAAATATATTATGGAACATGACCCTAATTATGTTAGAGTGTTAGAAAATCTTCCAGAAGATAGACGAGAAGCTATGCTGTATGGTAACTGGGATGTATTTGACGGGCAGTTTTTTAGAGAATTTAAACGTAGCTTGCATGTTATAGAACCATTTCAAATACCAGAACATTGGAATAGATATATTGCAATGGACTACGGACTAGATATGTTCGCAGTTCTTTTTATTGCGGTTGATACTCATGGTAAGGCTTACATTTACAACGAAATACATAAAAGTAATTTAATTGTGAGTGAGGCAAGACAAACATTAAAAAGTGTTATGCGCCATTATAAGTATCAATACAAATATGCTCCATCGGATTTATGGAATCGAAATCGTGATTCTGGAGTAAGTACTGCAGAAAGATTTTACGAAGGTGGTATTGATTTAGTAAAAGCAAGTAATAATAGAGAAGCTGGATGGTTAGCTGTGAAAGAGTGGTTAAAAGTAAAGAAAGTAAGGCACGAACATACTGGAGAGCTAATTGAAGATAGTGACTTAAAGATATTTAGTAATTGTTTAAACCTTATTCGTTGTTTACCACAACTACAACATGATGAAAAGAATCCAAATGATGTTGCGACAGAACCACATGAAATAACACATATTACAGATGCATTAAGATATTTCTGCATTAGTAGAGTATCACCAAGTAAAGAAATAGAATCAAGGGAACATGTGTTTAATTTTGAATATGAACGTCCTTTAACAAAGGATTATGGAGAGGAGATAGTAGTTATATGATAGATATATTTTTCTTATGTGCCTTATTTGGCACTTTTATTTTGCATTCATTTATTAAAGGGTTAGAAATAGGTCAAAAGATACAATATGGTGAAAGAGTTGAGTTAAAAGGTCCCATTAAAGCTATTAAAGAAATGAAAGACACCCGTGAATACGAAAAAGAAATAAAAGAAAAACAAAGAATAGAAGAAATCAATGCCTATAACATTGATAACTATGATGGCACTGGTAATGGTCAAAAAGATTTTGAGAAATGAGGTGACTAAATGAATTTAGATGAATTAGAAAAAACAAGCGTATGGAAATTGTATGAGAAATCAAAAGATTTTTTAAGTAGAAGAAATATCTATGCAGACTCAGATCTGAATTACAGAATGTATAATGGCGATCAATGGGCAGGACTTAAAATAGAGGGTATCGAAAAAATACAACATAATTTTATAAAAAGAATTGTAAAACATAAGGTTGGAACTATAACTTCCAATCTTTTTGCTATCAATTATAGTCCTGAAAATTTAGAAAATATAGAATTTATGGAACAGGCTCAACAAGTTTGCGATTTACTTAATAAAAGAGCATCTAAAGTTTGGGATACCGATTTTATGGATAAGAAAATCAAAAAATGGGCAAAACAATCTGCAATAAATGATGAGGCTGTTTGTTACGTGTATTATGATACAAATACCAATAATCCTATCAACGAAATTATCTCAAAAAGCGATATTATGTATGGAAATGAAAACGAAGAAGAAATTCAATTTCAACCATACATTTTAATTCGTCAAAGAAAAACTATATTAGAATTGCAAGAACTGGCAAAAGAAATGGGAGTGTCAGACGAAAAGATAGAATACATAAAAGGAGATAGAGATACTTCTACGACATCGGGTGATAGTGCAAAAGATGAACTAGAAGAAAAATGTTGGTTAATTACAAAGTTCTATCGAAAAGATGGAACAATTCATTTTTCACAAGCTACAGAGTATTTAACAATTAAAGAAGACACAGATATGGGTATTTCTTTATATCCTGTGGCACATTTTAATTGGGAAGAACAAGAAGGAAATGCAAGAGGAGTAGGAGAAGTAAGGCAACTTATTTCAAACCAGTTAGAGACAAATAAAACAGCTATGCGAAGAGCATTAGCAACAAAAAATGTGGCGTATCCACAAAAGGTTATTGATGAAGACGCTATAACAAACAAAAAAGATGTAAATAAAATCGGTAGTATTGTTTGGTTTAAAGGAATGAACGGTCAAAAACGAGCTAACGATGTATTTATGACTACAACACCTGGGCAAATAGGACCAGATAGTGAAAAACTTCAAAATGAACTTATTACATTATCTAGTGATTTAAACAATGCTGGAGATTCAACAACAGGAAATATAAACCCAGAGAGTGCAAGTGGTAGAGCAATATTGGCTGTTCAGAATGCTCAAAATCAACCATTAACAGATCAAACAGTTGGACTAAAATCTTTTATAGAAGATATCGCTCGAATTTGGTTTCAATACTGGAAAGTATATGCAAAAGATGGACTAACAATTGATATTAACGAGCCAGATCCAATAACAGGACAAATCATTCCAAGAAGAAGTCAAGTTCCGCAATATTTACTTGAAGCACTTAGTACTAGTGTGAAAGTGGATATTACTCCTAAAGGTGCTTTTGATAAATATGCTCAAGAGTTATCTTTGGAAAATATGTTTACACAAGGAAAAATTACATTTGAAGAATATGTTATGTCTTTAGATTCTGATTCAGTGATGCCAAAAGTAAAACTAGAAAATATTTTGAAACGGCGTAAAGAAGTAGAACAACAAATAAACCAAATGGAAATGCAAGCTGAACAAATGAAAGCAGAGGCAATGCAAAATAACGCAAATGCCATGGATTTAGAACAAATGGATATGGTTGGTCAGCAAATGATACAAAAAGCAACACAATAGGAGTTGTTTTTTCTTTTGGTCCAAGCATTGAAGACCTTAAAAGCTATTGTGTAAGTGAAGCAAACACTTAACAAAAAATAGGAAAGGAAGATTGAGAATGAACGAAGAGTTCGAAAATGTAGTTGAAGAAACTAATGAAAACGTTGAAGCTCAAACAACAGAAGAAAATGAGGAAGGTATAGAACTAACTGATACCGCGGATACAGAGAATTCTCAAGAAGAAACTGTTGAGGAAAAAGAAGAAGAGAAACCACAAGGACGTTACGTTACAGACGAAGAATTAAATTCTATAGTAGATAAACGTGTGGCTAGAAAAATGTCTAAGATAGAGCGTGAATATGAAAACAAATATGCTGACTATAGAGATACCGAGGCAGTATTAAATGCTGGACTAGGAACGTCTAATATTAAAGAAGCTAATGAAAGAATGCGAGAGTATTACCAAAACGAAGGTATCGAAATGCCCAAAAGAATAGTACCTACTTATTCTGAACGTGAAGTTCGTATTTTAGCAGAGGCCGATGCCAATGAATTTATCGAAGATGGATACGATTCAATGATTAATGAGGCAAATAGACTTGCTTCTATTGGTTATACAAATATGAATGAACGTGAAAAGATTATCTTTACAAAGTTAGGCGATGAACTTACCAAAGTAAACGATAAAGAAGAACTCAAAAAAATTGGTGCATCGGAAGAGTTGTTGAAAGATGAAAAGTTTATTTCGTTTAGAAAACAATTTAATCCTAGTACACCAATTAAAAATGTATATGAATTATACAAAGAAAAACAACCTAAGCCAAAGGTTGAGACTCCAGGAAGTATGAAAAATACAAATCCTGGTCCAAAAACTTTTATTTCTGAAGCAGAATTTGACAAAATGTCTAGAGAAGAAGTAAGAGCAAATATGGAATTAATTGAAAAATCCATGGCAAAGTGGTAAAAAATGAAAGGATGATTAATTATGATGAATCTTCAAAGATTCGCTGGAAATTTTAAAGAGACTTATTGGTCTGAAAAAGTCCAATTAGAACTAGAAAAAGCTCTAATTATATCAAAATGGTGTAATTATGAGTTTGAAGGAGAAATTAAATTTAAGGAAAGGGTTAAAATTATTGGTACGGTAAGACCTCAAATTTCGGATTATGTAAAAGGAGAGCCGATTAATTTTGAAGAATTAGCTGACAATGCTCAATATTTAGACATTAATCATGCGAAAAAGTTTGGTTTCGTAGTATATGACATTGATAAAGCACAAAGTAATCCGAAATATTTGAATACTGAGATGTCAGAGGCTGCAAAAGGTTTAGCAGAACAAGAAGATGCAGATGTAGCAAGAGTAGCAGCTACAGAAGCGTTAAATGGTATGAAAAGTACTTCTACTGATATTAGTGCAGCTACAGATCCATTTGACATTATTGACGAAGGTATTCAAAAACTTTATGAAAATAATGTACCAGCAAATGAGGAACTTGCAGCAGATTTAACTCCAGAACATATTAAACTATGTAAAAAGAAATTAGAAAAATTATTTACAACTAATGTTGATTATGTTAAGAATAGCGCAGTTGGTAAATATAATAACACTTATTTAAGAATGACTAATAATTTATATAATGATGGAACAGATACTAATGAGTTGTTAAGAACGAAAAAAGCTGTAGCTGTTGCTGGTCAAATTGAAAAAGTTGAAAAAACTAAAATGGAAGATGATTTTGGAACAAAAATCAAAGGACTTAATGTATATGGAATCAAGGTTGTAAGACCAAAAGAACTATATGTTATGAGAGTTCATTAATAGAGAGGAGATAGTGAGATGGACATTCAAAGATTCGCAGTTGCAAATGGAAAGTTTGTGACAATTAAAAACGAAATAAAAGAAGTTGATAGCTCATTGGTAGCAGTAGATGCTACAGATGGACTTAAGTTTGATTGCAAGCAATATTCAAATGATAGACTTATGTTTATTCTTGAAAATAGTAATGCTTCTGCAGCGAAAAAAGCGGCAATTAAAGCTCCAGTAAATGGTGGCTATGCTGCTGAAGATGTTGATTTAGAATTGAATATTGCGGCTGGTAAAAAAGCCGTTGCGTTTGTAGAAACAGCTAGATACGCTAATAAAGATGGAAGTATTGTTATTACGGGTGCTTCTATAGATATTAAGGCAGTAGCTGTTTATCTTGGGTAAGAGAGTCTTCTCTCTTTTATTATGTTTATTAAAGTTAATAGGCATAACAAAGGAGGAAAGATGACAACAATAAAAATAACTGATAAAAAAATTGAAGTTAAAGGACATAGTGAATACGATGAGAAAGGTAAGGATATTGTTTGTGCTGCGATATCTACATTAACTGAAGCTACTTATAGATATTTAAAAGCAACTGGAAACGTTGTAGGAATAACCGCAATAGATGGTTATTTTTTTATGGTAATAGAAGTTATAAATGCAAATGGGCAAAATATTGTAAAAACATTTACCGAAATGATAGATGATTTAATTCAACAATACCCAAAAAATATTAGGAGAATAGATTAATATGAAAAAATTAGAATATTTAGAAAAATATGTACAAGTGCCTGATACTAGTTTTTATGGTGCTTATTTTTATGATGGAGAGGATATTGAACTTCATAACGAAAAAATTGAAACAGACGGAATCGAATTAACAATAATAGATACTATAGAAAATGGTATTTTCAAAAAATATAAACTTTTAGAAAAGAAATCTAAAGGTTTAAAAGAAGAAACTACTATTACTTATCCAATAGAAAAAAAACAAATGCTTATTTTTATTCAAAATAGAGGATTTATGGAAGTAGATGGTTTAATTCCGTTAGATGAAGCAATAGAAAGATTAAAATTGTTAGATAACAAATATTGGGAGAGTGAGAAGAATGACTCTAAAAGAAATGAAAATAAAGACGTTTAGTTTAATAGAAGAATATTATCCGGAAGAAAAAGGTCTTGCCGAAGATGAAGATGTTTTGAATAAAATTAATGGAGTAGTAAACCAAATACAGTTAGATTTAATGAAATATCGTAAAATATCTGCAAAAATGGAGTATGATTTAAAAGACGGAAATATTTTAGAACTAAGTGAAATATCTGGACTTTATCAATTAAATAAAATACTTGATGAAGAATATAATTCTATTCAATACGATATTATTGGAGATTATGAAATTGTTTTTCAAGATAAAGATAAGTTGATAAATATTTATTATTATAAATATCCTGAATTAGTTCAAACAATATTTACAGCAAATGGAGACATGTCTAAAGAAGAAGTAAGCGAACGATATGACAATTCTTTTGAATTTGAATTAGGACCTGATTTATTAGAAATAATGCCTTATGGTATTGCAGCAGACCTATTAAAAATGGACATGATAAGTAACTATGGGGAATACTTTTACAAAAGATATCAAGAGATGAAAAATATGATAGATCCAAGAATTAACGTAGAAATGATTACTATTGAAGGTGGTAGCGATGTCTAGTTTAAGTGATTTAATAACAAGAAATTATGGACCATTTAGAGGTGTAGATTTTTCTAATAATGATGTACTCTTATCTAGGAGTCCAAATGCTCTTAATATGTGGAAAAACTACCAAGAAAGCGAATGTATTGAAACAAGACCAGGAATGAAATTATTAAATACTTTTAATGGACCAATATATGGTTTATTTTTTTATACCATACAAAACTATACACATGTATTAGTTCATGTAGGAACAAAAATGTATGAATGGGATAATTACCCTAATATTCCTGCAACCACTACAGAATTGTATACAGGACTTAATCCAAAAGAAAGTCGAAGTTTTGTGTATGACAATGTTTTCTTTTTTATGGATGGAATTAATTATTTAGAGTATGACGGACGATTAATGAAGAAAGTAGAGGGAACAATTCCATTTACTTCTTATTATAAAAATCCAGATGGATCTACAACTATTGATGAAGATACGGACACAGATTTAGTTTATCAACCTGTAAATGTTTTAACTTCTCTTAGAAAGAATATGTTTATTGGAGACGGAAAAAGCATTCGATACCAATTAGATGCCAAGGGATTAGATCCAACATCAACTTATTTAATGAGAGCAAATGTAGGGGGACAAGAGCAAACGGAAAATATTCATTTTACTGTAAATAGAGTTGCAGGAGTAGTAACATTTTCCAATGCTCCTACAAAAGATTCGGAGGTAATTATAACTTATAGCAAAACTACACAAGGATATAAAAATAGAATTCTGAATTGTAATTTATCAGTAGAATTTGATAATCGTATATTTTTTAGTGGCAATAAAGATTATCCGAATGCAGTATTTCATTGTGAATTGAATGATCCACGATATGTTAGAGACACGGCATATTATGAGTGTGGCGTGGATTTAGCATTAATTAAGGCTATTGTTCCCGGGGATAATGTTCTTTGGGTATTTAAAGAAATTCATCAAAATAGTAGTAGTGTTTACTATATGACACCAACATTAGACTCAACTTATGGAAAGATTTATCCTAGTGTAAATGGAAGTGTATCTTTAGGCTGTGTATCAACAGGAATAAACTTTAACGATGACATTGTTTATTTTTCTAAAAGAGGATTAGAGGGAATTAATGGTTCTTTATATAGTGAGCAATTGATTTCTCATCGCTCTTCTAATGTAGATTCAAAAATGGTTTATGAAACGGATTATACCAAAGTTAAACTTTCCGAATATAACGGATACTTGCTATGTTTAATAGATTCTAAAGTATATCTAGCGGATAGTAGACAAAAGTATCAAGATAATGCTGGAAAGATTCAGTATGAATGGTATTATTGGGAATTACCTTTTGAGATATCCTTTATAAAAGAATATCGTCAATCTTTATATTTAGGAAATAAGAATGGTGAGTTATTTATCTTGGAAGGAACTAAAGATAATGAACAGGAAATCAAAAGTTTTTGGACTACTGCTAAAGATGATTTTGGAGCTTCTGGCTATACAAAAACAACAAATAAAAGAGGAAATGTCGCAGATTTAAAAGTTTTAAATAACGATGACATTCATGTAGATACCATAGTCGACGGAATATTAAAAGAAAAAAAAGTATTTAATGATTCAAAAGGATATATTGCGTATCGTATTAAAGATAAAAAATTTAAAGATATTCAATTGAAATTTAGTTCAAATAAACCATTTGGACTTTTTTCGTGTACTCTGCAAGGGTTTATTGCTGGATATATTAAAAGGTAGGTGGAAAAAATGGATGAAAGATTAGCAAATATTGAAAAGCAAAAACAAACTGCTTTGAATGAAAGTAAAAACGTATTTCAGGGGCTTATAAATGATAGCCAAAATTTATACAAACAACAACAAAATTATGCGAATCAACAAGAACAGATTCAAAATAATATGATAGACCAAAGGTGGCAATTAACTAAACAGCAAATAGATAAACAAAAAAACGAAGCGACTCAAAACTTTCAAGATGAACGAAAAAGAGCCAAAAATGATTATACTTCATTTATCAATCCTTATGGAGTAAATGCAGAACATCAAGCAAGTCAAGGACTCAATAATAGCGGATATTCCGAGACAACAAAATTAGGTGGCTTTAATACATATCAAAATAGACTTGCAAGAGCAAACCAGACAATGCAAAAAGCGATAGATGATTATAATATGAGCATGAATGAAGCTAGAACAAATTACGATACCCAAAAAGGGCAACTTGCCTTAGAAAAACTAAAATTACAACTAGGATTTTCACAAGATTTATATAACAATAAAGCTAATTTAACTCAACAACAATTAACAAATAATCAATCTTTAAATAGTGATTATTTTAATCGTTATCAAACAGTGTATGGAAATATTCAAGCAGAAAAAGACAGAGAAGAACAAATAAGACAATATAATGAGAAATTCGGTTATCAAAAAGAAAGAGATAAAGTGTCCGATCAACAATATAACGATAAGTTCGCATATCAAAAGGAAAGAGATTCAATTGCGGATAGACAATATAACGAAAAATTTGCATACCAAAAAGAAAGGGACAAGGTATCTGACAACCAATACAATCAAACATTTAATTACCAAAAAGAAAGAGACAAGGTAAGCGATAGTCAATGGCAGAAACAATATGCCTTATCACAACAAAAAGCAAATAGTTCAGGTAATAACGGAGGAAGTAGTATTTCGTTGAACGATGGAAGTGTCCAGCAAATAAGTACCCCAGAATTAACTCAAAATAATACAGATAACACTCAATATCAAGCAACATACAGCCCTAGACTTTCAAGTGAGAATGCTAAAAATTGGTTATACTCTGAATTTGGAACAAATACCTTTACTAAACAGCAATTATTAGAAAAGCTGGCTTATGGTAAAGCAAACGAAATCATTAATGATGAAGATGAAGCAAAAATAATCAAGTCTTATGGCTTAAGATAGGAAGTGAAATATATGGCGAAAAGCTATGAAGAAATTTTAAAAGAACTACAAGAAAAGTATAAAAACACAACATATATTCCTGTAGAAGATAGAATTAGTCTTCCAAAGAAAAATACTAATTCATCTAATAATTCACATATAAATAGCTTTAATAATAATCAAAATATTTTGCCTCTTCCTATAGCTAGGAAAAACTATGAAACTGCACAAAGTACATTAACTAATAGTATAAAGAACCAAGGTATAGAAGTCGCTAGAGGAACAGGACTTCCTAGTTATAAAACAATCCAAGACAATGCCACACACGATTTTGGCTTAAAAAAAGATTATAGTGCATTATCAAGAATGGATCCAACTGGTGAAAAGGATAAAGAAAATTTCAAAAAGTATTCTGAATACCAAAAAACAGGTGAGTTTAAAACTCAATTTGAAAACGTTCAAAAAGCTAAAGATGATTTAGGATATGCCACTTATGAAGAAAATAGAAAAAAAATTGATAATAAAGAAATGAACTTTTTAGATAAAACTGTAGGAAGATTTGTAAACGGAACTCTAAACTTTACAGATGTGGGACCAAAAGTGCGTGATGGAAAAGGAAACTATATAGAACTTCCATCTTACCAAGATTTATACGAAGAAAAGGTTCGGAACAGTTATGATGATTCTTTATTAGGAAAAGTTGGTCAAGTAACAGGAGATGCATTATTTCAAATTGGAAGAATGGCAACTTCGTCCGCAATAAACACTTTTGCTCCAGGTGTCGGTAGTTTAGAATATTTTGGCAGTATGTATAGAGATAATTATCAACAAGCTATAAATGATGGAGAAGATCCAAGTAAAGCATTAACGTATGCAACTATCTCTACTGCGACAGAACTTGCTACAGAAAAGATTTTAGGAGGTACTACGAAAGCCTTAACTGGTGGCAGTGCCTCCGCATTAAACCAAGGTATAGCAAATGGATTAGGAAAAATATTGAATAACAAAACGGCTATTAATTTGTTATCACATGCAGGAGCAGAGGCAACAGAAGAATTTGTACAAGAATATATAGATGCCTTTACTAGAAATGTTATTTTTAAAGAAGAAAATAGTATATTTGATCCTGATTTATTTGGAAATGCCATGTATTCTGCTGTAGTAGGAGGATTATCTGGTGGATTTGGAGCTATTGGAGACAACTCTTTGGATATAAAAAATAAAACGGACAGAAAAATAATGGAAGAAAATAAACAGATGAGACTAAATAACTTTAGAGATTCTGCAAAAATATTAGATAGTTCTGAACAATCTCAAAACTTAAGAAACACTATAGAAAAAGTTATAGAAGATAAAGGATATAACGTAACATTTGATCACAATTTAACTAATCAAAATGGAAATCAAGTAAATGCGTTAATCAATACGAATCAAAATGGCGAGGTAGATATAAGACTGAATCCGAACTCTCCACGTGTAGGGGAGTTTTTACTTGTCCATGAAATCACACACGCAATAGAAACAGATTCAGTGAAAAACTTAGTACTAGATTATGCAAGTGAGGATAGTAGTTTTAATGAGTCTTTAGAAAACTTAAAGAAAACTTATGGAACGGATGATGTATCAAGCGAAGTTCTTGCAGATATATCTGGACAACTGTTTGGTAATCAAGAATTTATCAATAGTCTTTCTATGAAAGAACCTAATATATTCAAAAAAATCTATGATAAAATCATAGAAATAGCCAATAAAATTACAGGAAACTCCAATGAAGCATTATTTATGAAAGAATTAAAAGCTAAATGGGAAACAGCTTATAGAACACAGAATAATAATTTAAATGGTATTGAATATAGCGTTCAACTTGATAATAATATTATCCCTTATACACAACATGAAATAGATAATTATAATAACGGAAAAGTTAAAATTGTAAAAAGTAATGAAGATGTCGCTAAATTTGTTGAAGCATCTACAAAAGTTCCAAGTAATGCTAAATTGTATTTCGGAAAAATAGGTTCAAGCGTTTCGAATAAAATAAAATCTGAATTAGGAGTAGACGTTGATAATTATAATATATCGTTGCAAACTAGTGCAATTAAACATATCTTAAAAAATCATGGTGATCCTAAATATGAATCAAATAGAGGGCAAGTAGCAATTACTAATGAAGATTTCAAACTAATTCCTTTGATTGTCAGCGAATATGATAATGTTTCAAAATCAGGTAAGGTTGAAAATAATAATCAAGCTTTATTGTTTGAAAAACAAATAGGCGACAATTATTATTTGGTAAATTATATTTCTGACAAAAATCATAATTTAGAAGTAAAAACAATGTATAAGGTTAAGGCAAACAAAAAGAACTCTGCCACTGCTTCCGATGCTTTAATGCCTCGAAGTGAAACGTCCGAAACGGACAGCGGTACGAGTTCTTTTTATGACAACACTTTATCACAAAATAATGATAAAGTCAAATTGCCTACTAAATATTCTATGCAAGAAAGTAAAAATAATTCACAAGAACTAGAAAATAGTTCTTTTTCTTTGAAAGAAAAACAGAACGAAATTATTCAAAAGTATAATCCTGTAGATGATACGAATAGTCAGCATACTTGGATAAGAAGCGCGGAAGATATAAAAACATTTGAAGAAACTCTACAAGATAGCGATTATAAAGAATATTTTGAGGCGGGCGAAGATTTTGATGAAACGTATACAGCAAGCATGGCTCAAGAGGCACTTGATACTGGCAAAATAATGGTGTATAGTTCTTATCCTATAGAACAAGGTATATTTGTAAGTCCTTCAAGAATGGAAGCAGAAAGTTATGCTGGTAATGGTAGGGTTTATTCCAAAGAAGTCGCTCTAACCGATATAGCATGGATAGACCCTACACAAGGACAATATGCTAAAGTAGATTCTAAATATTCACAAAATTCTGATAAATGGCAAGAACACCTAGAAAAAAACTATAAAGCAACAGGAACAAGAACAAATTTACAAGATATATTGCTACCTACCCAAAAAGATATTCAAAAGAACCAAGTAAAACCACCTATTAAAGAAGATAGCAAAGCTAACGAAGCAAAGATGTCAAAAAATAAAATCATGAATCCTTTAGAAATATCTAATATAAAACCAGAAGCTGCAAATACTACGCCTAAATTACCACAAGTTAATCGAAATAAAATCAACGATGGTGAAAGTAAATATTGGAATAATATTTTAGAAAAAACAGATATGTTGAATAATGAGCAAAAAAATAGAATTTTACAAGAAGATGAAGTTAAATATTATGACAAAGTTACCAATAAAGAAAGTTTAAATAAAGCATTTGAAAGATTAAATAAAGATGGTTCTGTAGAAAGTACAAGATGGTTCAATAAAGATAGTAATAATGCAAACTCTACAGATGTTGCGGAGGGTTGGATATTATTAAAACAATATGCAGATAGCAACGATTATGATTCTATGGTAGAGGTTGCTAAAAAAATGCGTGAGATCGGTTCTAAAGCAGGTCAAACAGTACAAGCCTTTAATATAATGGAACGTATGACACCAGAAGGAATGGTTAAATATGCTCAAAGTGAATTAACAGAAGCCTATAATCAAATGATAAAAAATAAGTCCAAAGAATGGATTGATGAACATAGAAAAGATTTTGATTTAAAACCGAATGAAGTACAATTTATTATGGATAATATGAAAGAAATATCAACTATGGAAGATGGTTACGATAAACGTGTTAAACTTGCAGAAATTCAAAAACTTATGACGGATAAATTACCTCCGCAAAAAGGATCAGGGATTAAGTCTTGGATGCGTATTTCAATGCTATTTAATCCTAAAACGCAAGTTAGAAATGTTGTTGGAAATGCTTTAATTATGCCTATAAATAATTTTGGCGATCTGTTTTCTAGTTACGCAGATAAATTAATTTCTAAAAAAACGGGGTTAAGAACAACAGGAATTCCTAATGTAAAAGCTATGCTTAAAGGTATGAAAGAGGGAGCTTATGAATCAACAAAAGATTATCGCAAGGGAATTAATACAAAAGATATGGAAGGAAATCGTTTTGAAATAGGCGAAGCAAAATCTTTTGATGATAAGAAGTTAATAGGTAGAAATTTGAATCGTGTAGAAGGTTTATTAAATTACGTAATGGATGCTGGCGATAGAGTATTTAGTCAATCTGCCTTTGAAAATTCACTTCAAAATCAAATGGTTTTAAATAAAACAAAGGAAATAACTCAAGATATGATTGATATTGCAAGGACTGAATCTTTACAAAGAACATGGAATGATAATAACAATTATACAAAATTTGTTTTAGATATTAGAAGAATGTTAAATAGAATAGGAACAGAAAGATATGGCTTAGGAGATATATTAATTCCATTTGCAAAAACTCCCGCCAATATTACAAAAGCTATCGTGGATTATTCTCCAGTAGGTCTAGTAAATACGATTATTCAAGGAAATAATTTAAGAAAATCATTAACTAATGGACAGTACACTCCTCAAATGCAACATAAATTTGTTCAATCATTAGGTAAAGCCACCGCAGGAACAATGCTATATGTACTTGGTGTTGGACTTGCCAAAGCAGGTATAACCAGTGGTGAGAGTGATGATGATAAAGATACAGCAAATTTCTTGAAAAATGCTTTAGGGATAAGTTCGTATTCTATTAAGTTTGGAAATAAAACATTTACATATGATTGGGCACAACCTTTGGCTGCACCACTATCGATTACCGCGAATATTGTTAATTCTAAAAATAAAGAAACTGCATTATTTGAGTCAGTATTAGGAAATTTAGATACTGCTGGAAGTATTTTACTTGAGCAATCTTTTTTAACAAGTTTGAATGAAGTGTTAAATGACAATGACGGTCTTGTTTCCGGCTTAGTTAATCAAATGCTTAATTTACCAGCTAGAGCTGTGCCTACTCTTTCAAAACAAATAGCAGATATGGTAGACGGCACTCAACGAACAACCTTTGAATATGGAAAGCCAGTTCAAAGTGCTATAAATAGTATTAAGGCAAAAATTCCTGTACTAAGTAAAACTTTAGCACCTAGTGTAGATACTATGGGACGTGAAATACAAAAATATGGTGGTAAAAATGATGTATTTAATGTGATGTTGAATCCTTCTAATGTTAATACAGAAAATATAAGTTCTAGTGCAGAAGAAATATACAGACTATATAAACAAACAGGGGACGCAAATATCATGCCAAAAGTTGCCTCATATTATATAAACCAAAAGGGAGAAAAAATCATTTTTAGTTCTAAAGAACGTGCTAGTTATCAAAAGGCATCTGGAAAGATAATTGAAGCTAGTGTAAATGAATTATTGAAAAATTCTCAATATAAGCAAATGAATGACGAGAAAAAAGCAGAAATTATCAAGGATATTATAAATTATTCAAATAATATAGCTCAAAAAGAAATACTAGGTTTAGAGGTATCTAAGACTTATGAAAAAGCGTACGAATATAGTAAAATTGGAAAGATTAGTGATTACTATAATTTTAAAAATAGTATAGATAATAGCGATAAAGATTCAAAAAAAGAAAGCATTACAAAATATTTGGTAAACAGTAACTTAAAGGATAATCAAATATCTTTTTTGTATGGGAATTATTATTCTTCCGAAGAAAAACTTGATAACGTCCTAAAAATGGAAATATCAATGAAGGAATTTATAAAATTTGATTCCCAAGAATTCGAGTCAGATTATAACGAAAAAGGAACTGCAATTAAAAATTCAAAACTAAATAAAATAGCAAGTTATGTAAACAATTTAGATTTAACAATTCCGCAAAAAGCAATCTTAATAAAATCTAAAGTAAATTCTTTTAAAACTTATGATAATCAAATTGGAAATTACGTTAATAAAATAAATATATCTAAATATCAAAAAGCCTCTTTATTAAAGGAACTGAGTTTTAAAGCGTATGATGATTATCTTATTTCCGAAGTCTTCAAAAAATATAGTACTATTGAGGATCGTGAGAAAGAGTTTAAAAAACTTGGATTTAAAATTAGAAATGGTCGGGTGTATAAATAATGTTAGATATCAAAAATATAAACATTCGTGATAAACCTAAGGTAATCACGGCAGAAGATATTGTTAGACGATATGATTTAGATTCCCTAAATAGGGATAGAAAACTCATAAGAACATTAAATGATGGTTTAACAAAAACAGATACCAATGTAGAAAATTTTATTATCAATATTAGTAACCATGTAGAGAATCAAGAAGACGGATTCATAACTACATGGTTTTCTAATGAAATGCCAACACTTCAAAATTTTCCGTTTAAAGATTTTAAAGAGGAAGAAAAGGAAAGTAGAATTGGCGATATAGTCTACGATAGAGAAACTGGTAACGTTTATCAATTGGATTTTGATAATGAAGAATACATATGGTTACAATTAGATGATGAGTATTTAAAGGAATCTATGGCAATTGCAAATTCTTCTGCAGACACACACGATAATAAAAGAAACTTATATTTTGAAGAACCAACTACTCCATATGATGCAGGGGATATGTGGTATGACCATTCTTTTATAAAAAGATGTCGATGTAGCAGAAGTGACCAAGGATATCATGCAACAGACTGGTGCTTGCAAAAAGATTATAAAGATGATTCCGTGTTGCTAGAAACAAGAGCGGTATTGAATCAATTTAAAATTGAAGTTGAGCGTGGATATGTTAGCACAGCTACACTAGAAACCACGAAAGATTCGATTGTGGCTAAAGTTAAAGGAGTTACAACAGAAGTCACTAAAATAAATGATGAAGTTTTGGGAGTAAAAGAAACAGTAAATACAGTTGAAGGTACTATGACAGATTCTTTAGCAGAATTGAAACTGACGCAAGATACATTTGAAAATGATTTAAAAACAGCAAATTCCAAACTTTCAGATTTTAAAATTTCTTTAGATGAAATAAAAGGAGTAGTCGAGGCAACTACAGACACTACAACAACGGAAAGTGGAATTGGAACAGTTTCTATAAATGGTCTTATGACAAGTGAGATCGTTGCTTTAAGAGTCCATCCTACAAATACAGATATTAAATATCGCGGATTATCGAATAATACATTCCTCTCCGATAATACAATTTTAATATCCAGAAGTGTTTTATTTAAAAATGTTAGTAAAAATATGATTTTTGAATTTGAGTTACCATGTGATTTGTTATTTTTCGATAAGGATATTTACGACGAATTCGTACTAGATTTGGAAAATAATGAAATGTATTGTATTCAAAGAGTAGGAATTGATTCGAATAAAAATAAATATGCTTTAGAACAAGAAATTATAAAGAATTTTACTTATAAACCAATTGAAATTAAAGAGGGAGATTACAAAGTATATCTTCCAAGTTTCAGTGATGCTTTTATAAAAGTTAAAGGGTTAACGGTTAATATTAATAACTTACAATTCATTCCGAGAGTTGAAGCAAAAAGTATGATTAAGCAAACAAAAGATGCGATTGAAGAACAAGTAAAACTTAAACTCGGTAGTGAAGTTTTTGAAAGTTATCGAAAACAAACAGCAACATTGATAGAAGAAAAGGTAAGTAATAGTGAGTATGAAACATATAAAGCACAAACAGCAAATAGTTTTAACCAAACAGTAAAAAAAGGAAATGTTATTTCAGAGATTAATCAAACAGAGGAAAAAGTTAAGATAAACGCAACTAAGATAGATTTACAAGGTTATGTAACTGTTACGAATTTGAAAACTTCTGGAGCAACTACAATTAATGGTTCTAATATTACAACTGGAATTCTTGATGCCTCTAAAGTTAGAGTGAAAAATTTGAGTGCGGATAGTATTGTTTCTGGAACTTTAAGTTGTAATAGATTATCTGGAGGAACTATTTCTGGTCAATCAATTAGCGGTGGTACGATAACTGGTGCAACAATTACTTGTCAAAACGGAAAAATTGGTAATTGGGATATTACTAGTGAAAAAATCACGCAAACTCATACTATAAATGGAAAATCTTATACAACTACACTAGCAAATTATAATAATAGTAATGCTACAAGCAGAGTATTTCATTGTGCAATAGATGGTGTAGATACATTATATATTCATAGAAATGGTAAGTTATACGCAAAAGACGTTGATTTAACAGGAAAAATAACAGCAACAAGTGGCTCATTCACAGGAAAAGTAGTAGCTGGTTCGGGTGAAATCGGTGGATTTGATATTGGCACTACTTCTATAACAAGTACTTATGATAATTATCGTGTTTATATAGGAAATACATCAAATGCAAATAAAGATTTTCTTGTTGTAAGAACAGGTACTTCTGGTAATTATAAATATCCATTTATTGTAAGTGGTGAAGGAAAACTTACTTCAAGTGATGCAATAATCAAAGGAAATATAACGGCAACTGGTGGAAAAATAGGCGGTTCTTATATAGACCAATACAGTCTTTTCTATAATAATGGAAACACAGGTTGGGGACTTCATGGTACTACTGTTCATAATAATATTGTATTTCATGCAGGAGCCAACAATACTAATATTGGAGGTGCTCCATTTAGAATACTTCATGATGGAACTGTTTATGCTACAAAAATAAATATTACTGGAGGAACCATAGGTGGTTTTAATTGTTCAAAAGATAAACTCTATTATGGGAATACAGCAATTAATAAGAATGGTAATGTTGAGTTTAGAAATGATAATGGATATTTTTCTATTGGAAATAATGGAGTGTTTTTATGTGGAAATGGAATGCAAAAAAAATTAGCTATTTCAGATATGTTAGGTGTTGATGGAACAGGAGATGTCAACGCATCAATTGGATTAAGAGCTTTTTATGGAAATATAAAAATAGCAAGTAATGAATGGTTAAATATGAGTGGAGCCTTAGGAACTTACTTAAATAATCAACATTATGCAGGAACTTCTTCGAAGAACACAAAAGAGAATATACAAGAGCTTAGTCAAAATCAAATTCAGGAAGTTTATGATATTTTTAAAAATTTAAAATTTTATCAATATGACTATAAAGAAAGTTACGGAGGAATTAAAAATAATTACGGATTCTTAATCGAGGATATCGAAAATACTATTTTAGATAAAGTGATGCATATTTATAGAAATAAAAAAGATAAAAATTATAAGAATTACAATAGTGAAGACTTAACGAGATTATTATTAATCGTTGTTCAAGAATTAATGAAAAAAGTAGAAAGTGTAGGTAATTATGGCAAATAAAAAACCAA